TTTTATTATGGTTTCACGTTCAAAACCTAAATGTTCATCTAATTTTTGTGCTTTTAAATTAGCTGTAGAGACTAATCCTGTTAAGCGTTTGACTTTTAATACATTGAATGGGTAATTAAATATTGCCCAATAAAATTCTCTTGAAACCTTTGCAGGTATATCACATCTTGAATGAATAGAAATGGAACTGCCTGTATATCCGTTATAAAGAACACCTATGACTAATTCATCATTACTTACTTGACCAATAGCTTGACATAATGGATTCCATTGTCCACCAGCTTTTTGGCATACCCATTCGCCTACTTCTTGACCTTGAACAATTATAAGACTGCACCTTTTTCTATCACTATGTCTGTAGATACCCAACGAGTGTCTACACCTTGTGAAGATGTTTTAACAATAGGTGCGCCATAATAACCTACACCATTAACACCTTGCCATTGTTGTAATACTGTCATACCACCACCCCAATAACTTGCATCCCATATAGCATTATCCCAAGTTCCTGATGCTGTAGGTGTATAGTTTAAAACTGTAGACGGATCAGATAAGTTAAAGTCTAAATTAATATTTGCATATATAGCTGGTGCGCCTGTAGTTCTAAATATAGGCTTTGCCATAGTAAATCTTTTAAGCTGACCTGGGCTATTAAACGCTGAAAACGCTTGTAATCCTGTAGCTACAATATTACTACCATTATCAGAGTTTGTGTAATATGCCCTACCTACAAAACCAGCACCACCAAAATAAGGTTCGTCTTTATAAATTTCCCAACAACTAGCTTGCCATCCTGAGTAATTGCACCAATTTTTGTTAATGCTATTCATGGCATATTGTTGAGTGCCATCTGATATAGGAACATTAAGCCATAATTGATTTTCTTGTGGATAGAAAAGCATTTGCCATCCAAAAGATGACTGATACAAGCTAATAGATTCTGATATAGCCCATTGTATTTTATCCGTAAGAGCCACTCTAGGATCAAGCCTAGATGATTGTAATTCTGCGGCTAATGGTGTAAGACCATCTGTGCCTAATAATAGTAAATCACCACCGTATTTATACATACAACGAGTGCCTACTGGTGTTCCTAAATCCCATACACCAATCATAGACCATGTGGTTGCTGATGAAGGATCTGTGCCTTTAAATACGATTACTTGGCCTTTAGACGTATATATTACATAGTAATCATCTGCACCATAACCAGCATCTAATGTCCATGTAGCATGTTGAACAATATAACCACCTTTATAAGCGTATTGTGATACATCTATAGCATTAGCTGCACCACCTACTGATGTGACAGGTAAATACCATGTTTTAAGTGTGTTTTTTTGTGTAAAAAATACTCTAGTTTTAAATACAATTGGATTGTTTAATTCTGTAGTAGTTACACCTGTGATAGCCGGTGTAGATACGCCTGTAATGCTTGTCCATGTAGTACCGTTATATAGATATGGTGTATTAGTACCATTGGCCATATATAAGAAATTACCACCAGATGTAGCTACGTTAGTATATTGCCATCTAGCATTAGATAAGCCTGTTAAAACTGCTGCACCTACTGCTGCATTAGCTGTAGCATCATATACTGAGCCATTATTAGATATAGCAAATAGTTTAGAAGTATTACCACCCTCATAATCCATAATTGTTTCAACTGTGCCTGTAATACCTGTAGCCCATTGTGCATAACCTCTACGCAATACACATTCTGTCGTAGCAGGAAACCAGTTGTTAAGATACACTGCGTCTGTAGCAGGCATATCCCCTAAGCTATCTCTAGCGTTCCATCCACCTACTGGTGCTGGTAATGATACGCTTCCTGATGATCTTTTCTTTACTGGAAACATATTATTTATTGTCCGTAGTTAGCGTCAGGGATGTTTTCAAATCCAATTAAGACTGAACCTGGTGTTGGAGCAAAGCTCAATGTTGCTGAACCAGAATCGTTTGCCTTAGCGAATGATAATTGTTGTAAATAATCTCTTGTAAATGCTGTTGCGTCAAAACCTTTAATTTCAAAGTATTTCTTTTTCAATGCTGTAACCATTAAACGATCAGGGAATATACAAGTATCTGAATCAGCTAAGAATGATGATTGTGTTGTTCCTGATGCACTTGTAGCCCATTGGTTACTCATGTATTCAAAGCCTAAATACTCATCTGTATTCATAGCAGGCCATACTTGGAAGTATCCACCTAATATTCTGTAACGGATTCTAGGGCCTGTTGAAATATAACTAGACTTTAAGAATTGCCATTGTTGAGCATCTGTAGGGCCTAACATTTCCCAGCGTTTAGATTTGTCGTAATGTGTACGATCTATTTGTCTATCCCAATCGCTTGGTAATGGGTATTTAGCTTGAGAGAAATATAGTGTATATACACCACTAGCTGTTGCAGCTTGTGATAATGTAAGTGAATTAGCACCGGTTACATTACTAACATAAGTATCTTGGTTAATGCCTGTGCCTGTTACGATATATAAGTTACTTAGCCCTGCGGTTGATTCTACCGTTGTTACATTGACAGAATCAGCCACAAGGGTACAAGTAAGTGTTGTGTAGACAGTATAAAATCTATACTCTTTGTCTAAGGCTTCCCAATTATGATCTCTTTGTACCTCGTAACCGATAGAGTTCATTAGTGCATATATTTGAACAATATCAGAAGCAGTATTACCGACAACTTGCGTAGGCTGAGTTAAACCCATTTCACCTGTAGCTTGTTGTACGAGTTGTAAAAGAGTTGCCATTAGTTAGTCCTTTTTAGGTTCTTTCGTTTCTGTTTTAACTTCAGTTTTATCTTCGGACTTAGCTTTTTCTTCTACCATCTTTGCTAAACGAGTCATTTGGTCTTTAAGATCAGCAATTTCTTGTTCTCTTAATTTAAGTTCGTCTGACTGTTTTTGTACAAAAGATGAGTCTTTAGCGTTCGCTAGGAAAGCTATAGCTTTATCTCTTAGAGCTAATGGTGACATACCTGCTGTCATACCAATACCCATTATTTGTTGATCTGAAGCTGCTGCCACTTGTTCTACGGTATAGAACTTAAAGTGTTTTAATTCTGTCGCTTGTGCTGCGTTAAGTAATGGCCAATCTCTTAATAATGTACCTTGTACGTTATCAGGATTGTTATTGCCATCTGCTTTTTCATTCAAATACAAAGCCCATTGTGTTGGAAATCTTTGTTTGTGTCCATTATTAACAAATGTATCAATAATGCTAGTTTGATTGCCTGGGATTTCAATTCTAATAAAGTCAGCCATGTAGCTAATTGGTCTGCCTTCTATGTTAGTTAAGAAATCGTTTTGTACTTCGTGACTATAAAATCTTACTGCTAGTGCGCCTGTGTCTGACATTTAATTCTCCAAAGTGGTTTGGTTTGTCAAGCATACTCACCATGAATATACTTGAGAAACCCCCCTATTGCTAGGGGAGTATCTTTGTATTACACAGAAGCCTTACTAAACCAACCGTAATCACCTGTTACCATACCTGTAGCTGGTGATGTATAAGCACCACCTGAAGCTGCAACAAGGAAAGTTGTTGTGTTAATATCGCAAGCAGTTGTTGATGCAGTGATAGTAGCGTTAGCTTTACCAAATACATAACGTAAACCATCTGAACCCCAAACTTGTACACCTAATAATTGGTTTACAACTTGTTGTCCAGCAGTGATGTTAGCTGCTGTTACTGTGTTAGTTAAATCAATTCCCACTAAAGGGGTTACTGAAAAAGCCATGTTATATTCTCCCTTTAATTAAGCTGTTAGAACGCCGTTGAATTGAGCACCTGATGCTGTAAGATTACCAGCCCAGCCGATTAATTTAACGATTGCGTCTTGATTTACAGATTGACGTTCACCACCGATTGGCACAAAGTTTCTATCTTTGTGAGGGCGGAAGAAAATGTAGTCTGTGTTTAAGAAATACATATGGTTAGCAGGCTCTTGAGCACCAATACCACCACCAAGTACCACGTCAGCAGATGTACCACCACCGTAGAATTTGAGTGAAGCGAAACCTGAACCGGCCATTTCTGGATCAGTTACACGTTGGATTGCTTGTAAGCTGTTT